TCCGCATCAGTACAGCAAAGTAATGCTCAAGTTCTAACATCTGCATACTAGGTTTCTTAGCCATTAACCAAATATGTAACGCTCGTGTAACTCTAACATCCTGCTTACAATACTCTATCATCTCTGGAGTACATTGAGACCAGTCAGTTGTTTCTCCGAACTCTCCCTTGAGTATACCAATTCGTTTACCCCAAGCTTTTAAACTGTGGCTACCAATTAGTTCCTTATCAAAGTCATCCTTACGGAAGTCAATGCTTCGTACATCTGGAAACATACACCTACCCATAAGAACAGTGTCTATAATTTGTGGGTATTTAAAATCATAGAGTTTACATAGAGCTGGTACATCAAAGCTAACTGCGTTGTGTCCAACGATTGCGTCCATTGATTCTAAAATCTCAAGGCATCGTTCAATAGATGGTTTATCTGTACCAACATAGACTTGATCCTCGTGTGCTACCACCATACAGTGTATCTGTTTCAAGTCTGAGAGTGTTGCGAAATCTTCTATCGCATTTGTTTCTATATCAAAGTAAGCTGTGTTCATATTAGAAGGGGTTGTTTGTGTCTGTGTCCTCTGGTAAATCTTCTAATGTTTCTTCCACTAGTCTACCAGTTTGGTTATTGTAACGGAGAAAGCAAGCTTCACCTGTCTCTCCACTGAATCTATTCTTTAGAATACGAACAGTAGTTCTGTTCTTTAGATCCTCATCTTGTTGGTTACGCTCCACACCTATCACCATATCAGATAGCTGACCTAAACCAGCTGACCCACGCAAGTGTCCGAGTGTAGTTTCTCTCCCCTCTTCAAAGCCTCTTCCCTCTGGTCTCTTCAAGTGACTGACTAATAGCATACCAACTTGTGTTTCTTCTACCAAGCTACGAAGCTTAGTCATCAGCATATCTATCATCTTTCTTTCGTCACCATCTTGTCCACTGACTACGATACTAACATGGTCTAAGAATATCCACTTACATCCTAGAGCCTTGTTCATATATCTAATACGATTGATTAGGTTATCTGATTCAATAGAACCCCAATGGTCATAGGTCACAAAGTTTCCACTACCAACTGTAGCTTTGAAAGCTTGATCCATAACTTCGTCTGGTACTACTTCACCTAAGTGTAGCTGTGTGTTGCAGTGTAGTCCCATAATACCTAGAGCTGTACGCTTGATGCTTTCCTCTAGTGCTATGTATCCTACCTTCTGTCCTTGGTTCAGTAATCCATACGCTATCTCACGACAGACGCTTGACTTACCTACCCCACTACCAGCACAGAATGTAGTAATCTCTCCCACTCGTATACCACGAGTAACTTTATTCAGACCAGCATATGGATACTGTGCGGACTCTACTTCTGTATCATCAGTAATCAACTCCCACATATCAGTACCTTCAACGATACCGTCTGGTCTCCAAGGTTTAGCATTCCATCCAGCTTGTACAATCTCTGCACCTCTACCCTCTGTGAGTAGATCGTTAGGATCTTTAGCTGATAGGTGTGCTATCCTTGCTTTACCTATAGATAGAATAGATGCACAGTTTTTTGCGGCTTGTCTCCCAGCTTCATCTTGATCAAACATCAGAACAACTTCATCAAATGATTCAAAGTATTCTAAGTGATCCTTGAAAGTTTTGTTAGCATTACCAGCTCCACTAGGTAGAGATACCACAGCCCACTTTCCTTCTAGGACTGTAGCCACAGAGAGAGTATCTATCTCTCCCTCTGTGACTGTGATTCTTCTACCACCTTGGAACAGATGCCAACCAAACGGTGTATTTACTTTACCGACAATACGAAAAGTTTTGTCTGGGAATCTTATCTTCTGTCCTACTACCTTACCATCTCTATCTCTGTAGTTAGCAATGTGGCAAGGCTTCCCATCTTTTTGTCCTACACGATAGTCATACTTACGACAGATGTCTTCTTGTATACAACGCTTAGGTAGGTCTTGAAATTCTCCACCAATAAAATTAGTAGGTAAAGGTTGGTGGGTTACTGTTGTTGTGGAGTGACTTGGTGTAAACTTCTCACAACTGAAACACTTAGTTGATCCATCAACATTAAGTGTGAGTGCATCGCTTGACCCACAGTCTGGGCAAGCTAGGTGTGTTTTAAGGGCGGTGATTTTTTCTTCTGTGTTAGCCATGTGTCTGGTATGTGCGGTCCTTTGCACCAAGGGTAGCCAAGCTTGTCAGCCCAGTCACAGTTCCTTGTCTTAGAACCTTTGTAAATTTTGTTGTATGGGTTTTGAAATACAAAACGAATATCTAACTCTGGATACTGTTCCTTTATCCATTTGTGTTTCTGTCGGTCAGAGGGTTTAAGATACCCTTTGACTTCAAGAATGATATTGTTTGAGAGAACGAAGTCTGGAGTGTATCGTCTGTTCTGTGCAGGTTGCACGAACTTGATTACATCTTCCTCGTAAGTGAAGGACAGCCCAGTCGTAGATAAGAACTGAGCTACCCTCCCCTCAAAACGAGATCTAAAAGTCTCCGCTGACATCATCAAACGATTCCTTTAATGACTCACCGCCACTAACGAAACCATCTTCGTCTTCAAACCCAAAGCTGTTGGCGTTACCTCCACCTCCAAACTCTACAAGTTCTATTACTTGTACAGCTTTTAGTGTTAGTGTCATACCGAATCCCATTGATGGTGCAAACCAGCAACGAGGTTGAACAGCACATTTTACAATACTACCTCCACCTACATTGGCATCAATCATATTACCTTTAGCATCAAACAACTTGATAGAGAACTCATATACTTCTCCACCCTTAGCAGTACGCTTAGCAGGTTGTTTAGTTTTGATAATGTAATCGCCTTCATCATCAACAGAGATTGGAAACGAAGGAGCTTTCTTTAACTTCTTCCCCTTGATCTGACACTCTCTGTCGTAGGCTTGTTCGTATGTTTCTTTAAGCGTTGCTTCAAACGCTTTACCTTCTTCCTCTGATACAACTATATCACAGGTATAGACCCCATCCGAATCAAATGTTGTGTTCGGTGTATTAACATATGGGTATCTCGCTTTACCTTTCGGTGTTACTATTGATTTATTTTTGCTCATAATTTAACTGAATATGTATTTTGAATTTTGTATATCTTGTATATTAAAGTTACCATAACACGGTAACTCTGGAAGTGTCAAGTCATTAGCTTCCTCAAGATTGTTTTTTAAGATAGCTAACTGATCTTGTTCAAAGATCTCAACTAATGTTTGTCGGATCTGATTTGCCATAGTATCGCAGTTCACACTATGTGTACCATAGCTGTCGTGTACCATTGCGAAGTCTTTGATGCCGAGTTGTTCACACTTATTAACAGTCATATGTAAACAACTCGCATCAAGACTATGAACAAAATTTGGAGAGCTACCTTGTGCTTGTCTTTTCGGAGACATCTTATCTAAATCTTCTCGGAACTTTACTCGTAATACTTGCTCACCTATCTTGGTGCGGATACTTTTCTGTTCCCATTTCTGATAAGCTTGGTTACAAGGGAAGCCACTTGGACTGACCCAATAGAATGGTCTATCAAATTTTGCTAGAGTTCTAGCTGTGTTCTGTAACCAAGCCATAGCTTCTCTTGGTTTACCTACCACTTGATTGATTGCTTCCCATATCTTTGAGGATAGGTAAGCTGTAGCTTGGAAGCGGTTGCTCTCATCAAATGGATCGTCAGCTCCACCTCGTACCTTTTCTAGATACCACTGATTAACATATGACCTAGCACTGTGTGGTGTAGAACCATACGGCTGAGTCATTGTTGGTCTCTTGGATGCTGATCTGTTTACCCCAAAGGTCAGCCACTTGTTTGCAAATGGATTACTACCTGCCTCAGCTCGTAGATATTCACAAGCTTTCTCAGCTACGATTCCATAGATGTCCTCTGGATAATTCGTAGGTGCTACATTAGTAGCGATGCAAGACGATTCATCACGAGTAAGCATTCCAAGAATCTGTAGTCCGTTGTTACTAGCATCCATCTGACAAGGTAGATGAGTAGAGAACTTGCTCCCCTCTCTATGCATCCTTTGAAACTCGTAAGCAAATGCGAGGAATTGGAATGTTTCATCAGCTTCATTTAAAAAATCTAAAGCGGATAGTGGGTTAGTAGCTAGTTGGTCTATTTGTTTAGTGTTCTCTATGACCCAATCTATCCGCTGTGTATAAGTTCCTTTGAACCCAAAGCAATTAGCTCCATGGATGAACAACCATTTCAGTTCATCATCTGTGGTAGCTCGTACCCCTCTATCAAAATGCAGTAATGCCTTAGCAAAATCTGCTCCCATATGATTCACATAAGCAGGCACAGCATATGCTCTACCTCTGAAGTCACATTGGTGGGGTAAATAAAATCTAGTGTTGTTATACTTCTGAGCTAGACCAATAGTATTTAATACTAATAGCCTACGACTTTTAGTGGATGCATTGAAGTCATATATCTGAGCCGCTTTGCGTTTCCATATAGTCTTAGCTATCTCATCTGTCTCATCCTGTGGGAAGGGAGGTAACACTTCATCCTCTCTTGATGGTAAACTACCAATAGGTATACCTTCATCCCAAAAAGTTTTCAATGTACCTAGTACCTTGTTGTTAATCCTCCAAGGTGTATTCTGTAGACTGTTCATCGCAGTCATCACATCAGTCATAGGTTCTTCGTTGATACGAAGGAACGCTTTGTTCCTAGATTTAATCAACGGCATAGGTGGCAACCCATTCTCTACATCATAGCCACCACTCCACTTGTCTGTCCACTGCTTTGGGTAGTCCTTGAGTGGCATCCAAAAAGGTTCAAGCATCTCGTTGTGTGCTATCATATCTTCTATCCATTGCTGTGTCTTCTTCGTAGCTTGGATGAAACGAGCTGGACCACGCTTGTCTGTCTGTATCATTACATAATCCAACAGCCCTGTGTAATCCTTGATAAGTGTAATCAATACAGTACCTATGTGAAGCTTGATTCTTGTACCCCACTTCTCCCACTCATCTGCCTCGCCTTTACTAGCTTCACCTTTCTCTGAGTGGATCAGATAGTACCGTCTCTTCTTGTAGTTCGGACGCTTCTTCGCACCTCGTAGTATCTGTGACCACTGAGGATGTTCAGAGAATGCACCGAAATGCATCTCATCTTCTATCAATGCTCCGAGTCGTATGGCTGAGGATGCGAGTGGTCTCTTCTGCATCAAGCAATCAAGCACACTCTTCAATGCTATGAAGGCTGAGATCTTTGGATCAATCTCCTTCA